TCCATAAATTGTTTGTAACTCTATTTGCAGTGTAATTATTTTATGCTCTTGAATTACATTTACTGCATCTACATTTATAATATATGGATTAACTAATAACGCATCCTTTACATATTCAAATAGATCATATTGGCTAGGTGTATCATTAGGCTTTTTCCCAATGAATTGTTCAAATTCAATACCGTAATCATCATAATATGCTCTATAACGGTAGCGCTCTACTCTTAATGTTTTCCACACCCATACTTTTATTGCATCATTCCCTGTTACATATTTATGATTACCATTTCTATCATATTGATAGGTATCTCGTTGAAAGTCCCAAGCTAGCTCTTTGCATAGTGGTAGATTTTTATTTACGTCAATGCTAC